TAGACTATGTGTTTATAGGAGATGAACTTGCCAGCGAAGAGACATAACCCTCGCAGGTATCGTAGTGGTCTGGAGAAGGTTGTAGCTAAGTTCCTGAAGGACAAACAAAAGAGGTTGAGATATGAAGACCTCAAGATTGACTGGAAGGACTTACGCTATAGAACTTACACTCCAGACTTCGTACTAGATAACGGTATCATAATCGAAACTAAGGGCATCTTTGATAGTGAAGACAGGCGAAAGCATATAGCAGTACGAGAGCAGCACCCTGAGTTAGACATCAGGTTTGTATTCAGTAACGCTAACGCTAAGCTGTACAAGGGAGCCAAGAGTACATATGCAGTCTGGTGTAAGAAGCACGACTTCAAGTATGCACACAGGGTGATACCAGAAGAGTGGTTAGCAGAAGAAGGTGACCCACTTAGAACTACACACATTAAACTAAAGGTAGAGCAAGATGAGTGAGATAGACAAGGATGAGTTTGCAGTAGTGTTGAAGCCTACAGGTTTAGTAGATGGTGAATACACTACAGTGACACTATATCTTATGCCGCACGAAGATACTACACTAGATGATAAGACTTATGGTAGACTATATGATGCAGCTAGCTTGATGGCTACGCTGTTTGATCTTATGGAGGACTACCCTCAGCTTGTCGATATGGCTGTGCAACGGCGTAACGAGATAGCACAAACTGATTTCTTAGAAACTAATCGACTGACACCTTTCAGTAAAACATATGGGAGCGCCTAATGAACAAACGTTTTAGTGTGACATTTGTTCTTGAAGTAGATGAGGATAACAACTTACTATCCTCTGTAGAAGAAGCACATGTTGATGATGTGTACGATTTAATTAAAGACTTATTCTACGATGTAGATGATGTCGAAGCAGAAAACATAACAGTTAAGGAGAGACTATGAGTACGTTAAGTGATGGCGATTTAGAAGCATGGGAGTATTACAGTGATGTGTACAGCAAGAAAGAGATGGGATTAAATGCATACCAGAAAGCAGCAGCCAAGACAGCCATTTACAAAGCCGAGCATTCTATTCTGTATCCTGCGCTGGGCTTGGCAGGTGAAGCAGGAGAAGTCGCAAACAAAGTAAAGAAGATGCTGCGTGATGGTGACTTTGATCGTCAAGCTATCTCAGCAGAGATCGGTGATGTGCTGTGGTATATTGCTGCACTATCACGAGACTTAAACATTAATATGCACGACTTAGCTATGAAGAATTTAGAGAAGCTCTACGGACGTAAAGCACGTGGCACACTACAAGGATCAGGAGACAAACGATAATGACATTACGTAACGACATTGGACCAACAATAGATATATCAGAAGAAATTCACGCAATGAAGTATCGCTCAAAGGGCGAGACATTTCGTGAGGCAATGACACGTGTAGCTGAGGCATTGAAGGATGATGAGTCACACTTTAATAACTTCCGCACAATCCTCTATGAGCAACGCTTCCTACCTGCAGGACGTGTACAGTCAGCTATGGGTGCACCTCGCCGTGTGACACCATACAACTGCTTTGTGTCTATGACTATTGAAGATAGCATGGATGGTATTATGGAAGCAGCAAGACGTGCAGCAGAGACTATGCGACTAGGTGGTGGCATTGGTTATGACTTCAGTACACTACGTCCACGTGGTACACTTATCAAATCACTAGAGTCTAAGTCATCTGGTCCTATCTCATTTATGGGTATCTTTGATGCAGTGTGTAGAACTATTGCATCAGCAGGTCACAGACGTGGAGCACAGATGGGCGTCCTACGTGTTGATCATCCTGACATTGAAGAGTTCATCACAGCAAAGAACAACAGTGACACACTGACACAGTTCAACATCTCTGTTGGTGTGACTGATGAGTTTATGACTGCAGTTAAGGATGACCTAGAGTTTGACTTAAAGTTTGATGGGCGTGTGCACAAGACAGTAAACGCTCGTGCATTGTGGGATCAGATACTACGTAGTACTTGGGACTGGGCTGAGCCAGGTATCCTATTTATTGATCGTATCAACAAGAAGAATAACTTGTGGTACGCTGAGAAGATTGCAGCTACTAACCCTTGTGGTGAACAGCCGCTACCGCCTAACGGTGCGTGTCTACTTGGTTCATTCAACCTGACTAAGTATGTAGTAGAACACGAAGGTAAGTACGTCTTCAATATGAACCAACTACGTAATGACATTCCTCACGTTGTACGTGCTATGGATAATGTAGTTGATCGTGCAACGTATCCACTAAAAGAACAGGAGTTAGAAGCCAAGAGTAAAAGACGTATGGGCCTTGGTGTTACTGGGGTAGCTAATGCTATCGAAGCACTAGGGTTTGAGTATGGCAGTGAACGATTCCTGCAAACCCTTGAAGAAATTATGGGGGTGATTAGGGATGTTGCATATACTACATCTGTCGAGCTTGCTATTGAGAAAGGTCCGTTTCCTCTCTTTACTCAAGCTTATCTGGAGAGTGACTTTGCTAAGTCTTTACCTAGCAATATCCGTAACCTTATTAGCAATCACGGTATTCGTAACAGCCATCTGCTTTCTGTTGCTCCAACAGGAACTATCAGTCTGTCAGCCGACAACGTATCCTCAGGGATTGAACCAGTCTTCTCACATTACTACGATAGAACTATCCAGACCTTTGACGGACCAAAGGTTGAACGAGTAGAAGACTACGGCTATCGTGTGTTTGGGGTGAAGGGTAAGACTGCAGACGAACTGTCTGTGTTCGATCACGTCAAGGTACTGAACGTTGCCTCTCGTTTTGTTGACTCAGCCTGTTCTAAGACGTGTAACGTAGGTGAAGATGTAACGTGGGAAGAGTTCAAGCAGGTGTATATGGATGCCTATGATGGCGGTTCATCTGGTTGTACCACATTCCGTGCAGCAGGTAAGCGGTACGGTATCCTCAATGCATCTACATCTGAGGACGTTGTAGAGGAGCCACAGGTAGAGGAAACAAAAGACTACGTAGATGAAGGTGGTGCTTGTTACTTCGATCCTGCTACTGGCTTACGTCAGTGTGAGTAGGAATAGGCCAAAGAAACTGGGTACTGTCCCATCACCCTGCGTGAAGGTCTGTCGTATAGACAATGATGGCTTTTGCGTGGGGTGTAAAAGAACTCTTGACGAAATACGAGAATGGTGTATAATGTCAGAGTACGAGCAACAGAAACTCTTGTTTGAGTTAAAGTGGAGACAAGATGCAACTTGATCTATTCAATGAGCCAGTAATTAATAACCTAGACCCTGATCTTAGGGTGTGTACTAAATGTGGAGAAGAGAAGGACATAGAGTTATTCCACGTACCTTACTACAAAAGTGATGGCTCTCCTAGCCACAGTCATACTTGTAAGTCTTGTAAGAGTCACTTCAGTTCAACAGTAAATACTTTGAAAAAGATATACCCAAAACCTAAAGACTCTAAATGTGAATGTTGTGGAGACTTCACAGTCAAGCTAGTGCTAGACCACAATCATAAGACTAATGAGTTTAGGGGTTGGCTATGTACAAACTGCAACCAAGCTTTAGGTAAACTAAAAGAGGATGTAGATGTATTAATGAAAGCAGCGAGGTATCTACGTGAACGATCCAGTAAATAAACCAGCGCACTACAATCAGGCTGGCATCGAATGCATTGACGCTATCGAAGCTATGACTGAAAATATGTCGGGGGCTATTGCACCACAAGCAGCTAACGTACTGAAGTACATGTGGCGATGCGAATACAAGAATGGCTTAGAGGACATCGACAAAGCTATCTGGTATCTCAATCGAATGCGACAGCGCTGGGTAGAAACACACAAATAAGTGTTGACAGTGTGTGTTGACTTTGATAGAATATACACACATGCCCAACAACGGAGTGGTTATGGCTTTCAATATAGAAGAAGAAGCTAAGCGTTTCATTGAACATAAGCGTGTACAGTTCATCCAAGGATTAGACGATGCAGCGTCTGACTTAATCCATTACTTAGATGATAACTTACACAATGCTGATGAGAAGGATTACGCTATCAAGGCTCTAAAGGAAGCTGTGTTATGGTCTCGAAGTTGTGCAACCAAACACGGCATAAAGTAGTTAGCTTGCTAACACTGTAGAACTAGAAAGGGGGGCAACTAAGCCCCCCTCTTTTTTTACCTAACTCCTATAGCTTTCTGGAAGTCTTTCTCTTGTTCCTTTTCTAGCTTGATATAAGCAATGAGGAACTCAATAGTCTCTGTATCTAGCTTAGATGGGTCAGGGTCTAACCCCATATCGTTAAGCATAGTCTTAAGAGCGTTCTTTCCAATCAAAGAGCTTTGCCCTAGTTGATACAACAAGAGAGAGCGATTGTCTTCTACACTGAAGGAGTTCTCCAAGATGTCCAGCGCCTGTTTCTTAGAGTTAAGCACAGCCTGATTAAGTAGCTTCATCTTCTCTTTACTTGAAGAAGACTTCCATCTAGGTGTATCCAAGAACTTAGAGACGTTGTAGTTCAAGATCGGAGTGATCATACGGTTCACATCATTCATAGCTTTAGGTATGTTAGTACGAATGTTAGTACGCCACTGAGGTAAACCTACTTCGTTAAACGCTTCTTGAATAGGCGACTGTACCGTCTCTTCTCTGTAACCAAAGATACGACCAATAGGAACACGATCAGGTTCAGATGTAAGTGTACGCTCCTTAGCCTCAGGCTTAGTGTACAGGTCCATAGCATCCAGTAGTTCATCTACATAGCGTACAGAGTTATTGACCCACTCACTGCCTTGCTTACGGTCTGGGGATACGTAGTTCTGGCCTCGTGTCATAGCTACTACTTGGTTTACTGGGTCAATAGGACGAGTGTAGCCTGACATATACATAGCTGTAGACTTAGTGACAAACTCTTTCAGAACTTCTTTAGTCTCGAAGTCATCAGACGTAGCAAGATCAATAAGCATATCGTAAGACATCTTGATACTGTCGCCTAGCTGACGGGTAAGCTGTTGTGGACCAAAGGTAGTTACAACATCTTCTACCAGCGCACGTGGAACTTCACCATCACGATGTACATGAGCAGCCATACGACCAATAGCCTTGTAGAAGCTAAAAGGAAAATCGTATAAGCGATTGCGGATTGAACCGTCTGAGCTACGTTCTTGATACCAAGCAAGGCCATCCTCTAAGTTCTCCATTTCATATGCGGCTGATGCTCCGATAAAGCTGATACCTACAGCTGACTTAGTTAGTAGTTCCATAGGGTCACGAGTAGTACCAGCTATGTATTTGTGCGCCAGACTGATACCTGAGTAGTCCATCATGTGGCCTAGCGTGTTGTTAAAGAACTGACCAAACGGAACCATCGCACCAACTAGAGGGTACTTACGTAGGTCTTCAACTACTTTAGCTGCGAACTGTAGCGTACCTTTTGTGCCACCATAAGGCTTAGCGAATACGCTACGTAGTGCATCATCAGCTGCTTCACTTACGATCCGTGAGTACTCATCACCTTGCATCTTCTTCCACAGGTTAGGGTCTTGTAAGAACTCAGAGTAAGTAACCCCATACTCAATACGAATACGCTTATCAACAGCATACATGAACTCCTGCGTCTTAGTTAACATGTCTTGTGCTTTAACGCCGTAGATAGTCTGTAAGCCATCCATAACTTTGTCAAACATGTTACGGTTAGCAATAAGGTTATCAGCACCTTCAACGCCAGCTTCTTTAGCTAGCTTACCGAAGTCCTCGAAGCCAACCTCTTTAGCTAGAGCTTCTAGTTCGATACCGCCAGACAAGTAGCTGAACATCTTCTTCTGTGCTTCAGGGTTATACGCAAAGAAGTCCATCGCTGCTTCGTACGTCATGTGTGGATCAAGCAGGTTGCGCATCTTCTGTGCTTGTAGTTTATACATCAATCCAGCTTTGTTAGCGTACTTAGCTGCACCCTCTTTGTTGAACATAAGAGAGTTAAGTAATGCCCCACCACCATACAGCGTACCACGTAGTACATCAGCTGAACTCTGTAGTGTACTTGCAGTCTTCCAACCGATCAAGTTGAGGGCAGTAGTACCAGGGTGTGTAACAAGCATACGGATAAGGTTACGCTGCAAGTAGCTAGTCTTGTTAGAGAAAGCCTCACGTACACGCTGAGACACAGGCATAAGCTCTGTATCCATTAGCTCAGTAAGCATCTTATCAGGCTCAGCCTTGGGGATGTACTGCAGTGTCTTAGCTGCTTGAGCTACAATGTTTAGTTCCTGACCAGCTTTACTGAACACCTGTGCATCCATGTCTAACGCCTGAATGAAAGACTTGCCTTGGTACTCAGGTACAGCTTTACCTAGAGTCTTACGGAATGCCTGATCAATCTCTTTCTGTACGCCTGTAGGCATCTCTTTAACGAGGTCCATTAGCCAGTTAGAGAAGTTATCCTCTTCAGTACGTCTTGTCCAGTTACGCACACCGTGCTTAGCTAAGATTTGAGCTAGACCTTCAGTCTTTGTAGCCTCATCACCTAAGTAGAAAGCCTTACGGATTTGTGTAGCTTTAGGTACAGTCTTATCACCGCCAATCAAACGGATCAAACTACCACGCTCTACTTTATCTGCAAAGTCTTCAATGTTTTTCGTGAAGTCAGCTAGAGAGTTTTGAAATCCATCTAGGTCTAGGTCTTTGACTGACTGTCCTACGTCTCCTGCAAGCTTACGAGCATCAGCTAGACGTGTGTTGGCAGTGTCAAACATCATAGCGCCTAGCATGTCTGTGTCTGGATCACCTGCACGGCTAAGAGAGGACAGCCCCATAGATAGCCCTGTACCAAACAGACCACCAGCCGCAGCAAGAGAGCCTTGAATCATGTTGTACTCTGTCTGTATACCTACTTCTTTCATAGCTTGCTGATACACAGCATCCATAGACACACCAGCTACAGTATCAGACAACCCTGTGTAGAACGCTTCCTTACGTGCAACCTTCTTAGACGCATCTTTGAAAGCTTGTGACTTAAGTACCTTACCAATCTGTTGACGCTCAATCTGTTTAGCTGCTTGCTTAGTTCCTTCAGTGATACCTTTACGCTTAAGAATCTGAGCTACTTCTTTCTTGACTCCCTCTTTAGCCATCTGCACAGCTAACTTACTACCGCCTCCAGTAACCAATTTACCTACACCTAGAGACACAACGTTAACTGGGTCAACGATCAAGGCTCTACCGTAGTCGTATACAGCGTCTAGCTTCTCCATGCCAGACGTACCCTCAGCAAAGGCTCCCTTCATAGAGTCAAACGTATTGTACGCTGCAGCTGCTTCAGCTTTACCTACATCGTCTAAGCTGTTGAGGTAAGCCAGTTCACTGACTGTAACGACAGACTGACCAAAGTTAAACTTACGCATAGTGTTAACATACGCATCGACAATCTCTTGACGGCTGTGCTTGTCTTCAGTCATACCAAAGCGACGAGACATGTAAGGACTAATCTTAGCGAACACATTATCGTCAGTCAGGTCACGTACACCTTCAGGCGCTGGGCCTTCAAGTGTAGGAATAGCTTCTTCAGTCTGCTCTTCTATGTTCGGACGGTCCGAAGACAGAGGAGTAAGGTATTTAGTGAAGTCTGTAGGGTCATCCTCTACAGGCTCCACTGGTGTTAAGTACTGGGTATAATCAACCATAACTCTACCTTATCGTTTATTCAGTGAGTCACGTAAGTCGAATAGAGAGTTCAGTAGTTTATCCTTTGATTTAGTATTAGGTAGTTTACGTGTAGCTTTAATCAAACGTGTGACATCAGCAGCTGTTACTTTACCTGATGATACTTTATTGTTGAACGCTTCAGCAGCTTTAGATGAACCGTGTACACGATCAATCAAGTCACCAAACTCAGCTTGTCCTAGCTTAGGTGCAGTACCGCTACTTGGTGGAGACATCAAGCCTGAAGGTCTAGCTTTCTTACCACGAGTAGTCATCTGTTCTGCTACCATACTTGCAGGTAGAGTTGGGTCAGCGTCAGTACGAGTGTCACCTAGCGGTGCTCTTGTTCTAGTCTGTGCATCAGGAGAGTCACTACGAGGGTAGCGTACATCATCAGCAGTACTACGTAAACCTAAGTCTTGAAAGCCTACTGTGCCTACAGTACGAGGGTTATACTCAGTCTCTTCCTGAGTGTAGAAGTTGTAGATGTCGTCTAGTTTTTCTACTAAGGTTTTACCCGAGATAGGGCCACGATATAGTTCATCTGTAGATGTGTCGATTAGTTGCTCTTGCTCTAGGATAGTCTTTAGTTTTTCTACCTCTTCTCGTGATGGAGTTCTTCCCATCTCGTCCATCTTCTGTACATAACCTAGCATAGCTTGATCTACTTCGAGTTCCTGTACTTTTTCTACAACCTTTTTAGCTTTTTTAGGTGGTATGTTTTTGCGCTCTTGAATTAACTCTTCTAGCTGTTTATACGCAGGAGTGTCTGACGCTCTAGTGAAAACATCAGTGAATGTCTCTAGGTCTTCTGTTGTTTCTGCAGCCTCACCTAAAGTGTCTACCATAGCGCCTACTATCATAAAGCCTAAAGTGTTAGACGGTGTATCTGTTAGCTGGCGCTGGGATAGAGGTCTAGATGGCATAGTGTAGCTATACTCGTTTACTGCTTTGGTAAACTTACGCCACGCATCCATACCTTGACTTCCTAGTTTTTCTAAGTGATCAGGTAGTCTATCAAGTGCAGCATCTATGTCGGGGGCAGCTTCAGGTATATCATCACGCTCACGGAACCCAGGAGCACCACTCATGTCACCTAAGCCTGTAGTTTTAAAGGCGGTATCAACCTCCTTTATATCATCACGCTCACGGAACCCAGGAGCACCACTCATATCACCTAAGTCTGTAGTTTTAGGTGCTGCTGCAGCCTCAGGAGGGCTAAACGTTTGTACTGCGCCCCCACCAATCTGAACAGAAGCACCAGCAGGAATATTACCAGCAGCTGCAGCTGTGTTAAACTCTGCAGTCGTCTCAAACTCCATTACTGCATTGCCTGTCTGAAGAGTTATACCTTCACCTCCTGGAGGAGTAGTAGTAATTATAGGTGCAGTAGTAGCAGCAGTAGACCCAGCGCCAGCAGCCATCTTAGCTTCATCTTCAGCTTCAGAGAAGTAGTCTGTGTAATCTACTAAGAATGGTGCTAATAAAGGGTGACGAGTTACAACTCCAGGAGTCTGACTCTCTAAAGTTTGAGCAAAAGTAAATAGGGACGGGTCATACTTTTTAGCGTACGTACCAATACCATTAAAACCCTGTCCTTTTAAAGCTTCTAGGCTACTTATATTGTCTAGGTA